CAGATCAATCTGGTGAATACAGTGGACAACCCATGTCCATGTCTTTTAATTAAGGAATTATTATGGCTGAAATGTCTAACTACTTAGAGAACGCATTACTTAATGTAACTCTACGTGCAACGTCTTACACGGCTCCTGCGGCTGTCTACGTAGGTTTATATACGACTGACCCTACTGACGCTAATACAGGCACAGAGGTAACTGGTGGCTCTTACGCTCGCACTGCTGCGACGTTTGGTGCTCCTAGTAATGGTGTGACTACAAACAGTGGCGCAGTAACATTCCCTACGGCTACAGGTACATGGGGAACGGTTGGCTGGATTGGTATTCTTGATGCTGCTACTAGCGGCAACTTGCTATATCACACACCATTGACTGCATCTAAGTCGATTACTTCAGGCGATATATTTACTATTTCAGTTGGAAACCTTTCTGTAACTTTGGAGTAATTTATGGCACTGGTTATTGCTGATAGGGTTCGTGAGACATCGACCACTACGGGTACTGGTACGCTGACTTTAGCTGGTGCTGTATCTGGTTTTCAAACATTTAGTACAGCTATTGGCAATACTAATACCTGTTACTACACTATCGTTAATGGGTCAGAGTTTGAGATCGGTCTAGGTACTGTGGGTGCTGGTACTTTGGCACGTACTACGGTACTAAAGTCATCTAATTCTGATGCTGCTGTTAATTTCAGTGCTGGCACTAAGGATGTATTTGGTACGTATCCTGCTGATAGAGCAGTGTTAACTGATATTTCTCAAACATTAACTAATAAAACTTTAACATCGCCTACGCTTACTACTCCAGTATTGGGAACTCCTACGTCTGGCGCATTAAGTAACTGTACGGCTGATGGTACTAATGGTGTTGGCTATCGTAATATTCCCAACTCAGGGGCTAAAACGTCTAGCTACACTTTAGTTGCTAGTGATGTAGGTAAGTTTATTGAATTAGGAACTGGTGGCTCTGTTGTAGTTCCTGCTTCGGTATTTGCTGCTGGTGATGCAATTAGTATCTTTAACAACACATCAGGTTCTATATCAAACACTTGCTCTGCTGTAACAACAGTTTACAAGGGTGGTACAGATGCGGATATTGCTTCTTTTAGCGTGACTACACGAGGTGTAGCTACTATTCTGTTTATAACTGCCACAGTTGCTGTAGTTACAGGAAATCTAGCATGAGTGGAATTATGCTTAATATGCTTGGTAATACTTTTGCAGCTCCTGAGATTGTTGTTGAATATCTTGTCGTAGCTGGTGGCGGTGGTGGTGGCAATAATACGGCAGGTGGTGGTGGCGCAGGTGGATTCAGAACTGCTACTGGCTTTACCGTTTCTACTGGAGTGTCACTAACTGTTACTGTTGGTGCTGGCGGTGGACAAAATACAAATGGCAGTAATTCTGTATTTAATACCATTACTTCAACAGGTGGCGGTAAAGGTGGTGAAGAAGGTGTGGCAAGCGGCACTGGTGGTTCTGGTGGAGGCGGTGCTTATAATGGTAATGGCTCTGCTGGAACATCCGGTCAAGGAAATGCTGGTGGTAATGGCAATGCAGGTGGTGGTGCTCCTTATGCTTGTGGTGGCGGTGGAGGAGCGGATGCAGCAGGTCAAACTGGAATAGCGACTGGCGGCGGAACTGGTGGTGCTGGCGGCAATGGAAAAGCATCATCAATTTTAGGATCGTCAACTACATACGCTGGTGGTGGTGGTGGTGGTGCATACGCCGTATTAGGTGGAGTAGCGGGGGCTGGTGGCTCTGGTGGTGGCGGTGCTGGTAGTGCTAATGCAACCGCAGCGACTAGCGGAACTGTAAACACTGGTGGTGGCGGTGGCGGCGGTGGAGCAGGAGGTCTTGGTGTTGGAGGAAGTGGCGGCTCTGGCATAGTAATTATTTCCTCTCCAGTGGCAGCAGCTTCTACGACAGGATCACCCACAGTTACAACCGTTGGATCAAATACTGTATACAAATTTACAGCTTCGGGTTCAATCACATTCTAAGGTAACAAATGGCTCACTTTGCACGACTAGATGAAAACAACATAGTGACTCAAGTTATTGTTGTACATAACAATGAATGTCTTGATGCAAATGGCAACGAGTCAGAAGTTGTTGGTATTAATTTTTGCAATAATCTGCTTGGTGGTGTTTGGAAACAAACTAGCTATAACGGGAAAATGCGAAAGAATTATGCTGGTATAGGATATACGTATGACGAAAATCGTGATGCGTTTATACCACCAAAGCCTTATGCATCATGGCAATTAAATGAAGATACGTGCCTTTGGAATCCACCTATTCCTAAACCGGATGATGGTAATTTTTATACATGGAATGAAATTACAGTATCTTGGGATCAACCGGAGTAACAAATGCTAGGATTTTATCCATTATCGTCTGCTGCAATATCAACTAGTACAACTGGTTTAATTGTAGTTGGCGATGCTGCTGTTAATGCGCTTGCTACTGTTGCGTGTTCTGGTAACGGAGTATTTTCAGGGTCAGCGTCAATTACTGCATTAGCTACGGTTGCAGCTAGTGGTAACTATATTAGAGATGGTGATGCCCAGATAATTGGTAATGCTTACGTTGTTGCAGTGGGCGCAAATGCGCTAGGTGGTTCAGCAAATATCAATACGCTAACGACTGTGAGTTGTTATGCCAATGGATCATACTCAGTATCGACAGCCATATCTGGTAAGTCTACTGTTACCACTATAGGTACAATTATAGGTGAGGAGTGGGTAGATATAACTCCATCAACAAATACATGGATAAATATATAACATGGCAACAAAAATCATATTTGGTGAGTGGCTTCCAGATCAGCCTGGTATCACTGGTGTAGTAACAGAGGCTAAGAACTGTATTCCAGTTTTTAACGGCTATGAGCCAATGAAATCAGAGGCAGATTTGAGTGGTAGTGCAGGTCAGACGCTATTAACTGCGTTTGCTGGTAAGTACGCTCAGACATCGACGTTATTTGCTGCTGGAGCAACTCAGATATTCAAATACAATAATTCCACTAGAGCATTAACTGCCATGACTACCACTGGCTATATAGGTATTGAAACGTGGGATGTTGTGCAGTTTGGTGATGTAATGCTTGCTGCTAATGGCGTTAATAAGATTCAAGCAGTTGATTTAAATACAGCGAATAACTTTGCTGATGTTGCTGCTGCTGCTCCTACTGCTAAGTATATTACTGTGGTGCGTGATTTTGTTGTTGCTGCTAATGTAACTAATTTTGAGAACAAGGTTTACTGGTCTGATATTAACGACGAGACTAATTGGACTCCTAGTGCTACAAGTCAATCAGATACCCAAGTAATCGCAGATGGTGGCGATATTATAGGTCTAGCTGGTGGTGAATATGGGCTAGTGTTGTTAGAAAAAGCTATCTACCGGATGAGTTATATCGGTAGTCCTTTGTTCTTCCAGTTTGATGCTATCTCTCGTGGTATTGGTTGTTTATCTAATGGAAGCATTGTTCAATATAACGGATTGTCTTATTTTTTAGCTAACGATGGATTCTATGTCTGCGATGGTCAGTCAGTTAAGTCTATAAGTGCTGGCAAGGTAGATAAATGGTTCTTTGATAATGCTGATCCTAATGATTTTAATATAATGTCATCGGCTGTTGACCCTGTAAGACGCTTAATTGCTTGGTGTTTTACTAACGTATTTGCTAGTAAGTTAATTTTGATATATAGCATTGATACGGGTAAATGGTCGTATGTTGAGACTACTGCTTCGGCTGTAGCTATAGCTATTACGCCATCCGTAACGCTAGAAGGATTGGACTTATACAGTACCAGTATTGATGCGTTGCCAGTATCGCTAGACGCTCGTCAGTGGGCAGGTGGTGATCCATTGTTTGCTGGTGTATCAGGCCAGAAGATTATTACATTTGGCGGTTCTAATAAGACTGCATCTATTGTTACTGGTGATATTGATATTGGCAGGTCTGTAATTACGCTTGCTAGACCTAAAGTAGATGATGGTTCTGCCTCTGTTGCTATATCGGCTAGAAGTAGTCTATCGGATGCTATTAGTTATACGACTCCGGTAGCTGCTGATTCTGAAGGTAGAGTCCCACTAAGGTCTGCTGGTAGGTATATGAGAGCGCAGGTTATACCTACTGGTACATGGTCTACGTGTGTCGGGGTAGATGTTGATATTGTTCAGCAGGGTGGCAGATAATGCAATTTAAGTCATTGCCTCCGTTTGGTGGAGATCAGCGAGCTGTTGCTGAAGTTGTCCGTGGGGTTATGGATGGCAAGACGAATAACACTGGATCAATTACACTAGCTACAGGAAATGCTACTACAACAACGCTGTATAACGAGCGTATAGGCTACGACAGCCTTATTTTCTTTGTTCCTATATCTGCTGCTGCTAATGCTGATTCAATGCCGTATGGAGCGTTTCAGGACTCTACAAACCAGACTGCGGCTAGTACAACAGCAGCTTATGCTATTACATTAAATACAACTGACTACTCCAATGGAGTATATGTATCTAATAGTTCTAGGATGAATGTTAGAAATGCAGGTGTTTACAACTTGCAATTTTCTATTCAATTCAAAAATACGACAAATAGCAGCCAAGATATAGATGTATGGTTTAGAAAGAATGGTACGGATATAACGGCTTCTAATAGTCGATTTGGCGTTCCGGCAAGACATAGTTCAGGTGATCCTAGTCATTTTATTGGTGCATTGAACTACTTTATTGAATTAGCAGCAAATGATTACCTTCAGATAATGTGGCGTGTTACTGATACGGCTGTAAGTATTGAGGCATTTGCGGCAGGGACTAGCCCGACTAGACCGGCAGTTCCTAGTGTAATTACTACAGTTAATTATGTTTCTCCTAATGCATCATCGAATATATATGTTTCAGCGCAACAACAAGGTCAAGCTACTGTTTCGCATTGGGCGAATAGCACAGCGGATAAAACATACGGATACATTATTGTCGGCTAATGGAAATTAAATATATAACTCCGCAAGAATTGCGTGAATGGTGGCCTTCAATTAAGCCGGGCTTAGAAAATGTTAAAGCTAAAAGCCCTGAGAATTGGATTGTTGAAGATGTGTATTGTGATTGTTTTAACCAAAAATCAATGATTTGGGTTTTGCTTGATGAAAGTAAGGTAATTGGTTATTGGGTACTACAGCCAAACGGTCAGGAGTTACACGTTTGGGCTGGTTGGGCGTTAGAAAATAGACATGATAATCTTGAAATTGGTTTAAAATACATAAAAGACATTGCTAGTCAATGTAATGCAAAATATATAACATTCTCTAGTCATAGACGTGGCTGGGATAAAAGGGCTAAAACATTGGGTTTTCGTCCTCGTTTATGGATATGTGAGGTTTAATATGTCTGGTGGATCAAGTGGGCCAAGTTTCACCCCAACTCAAACAATGCTTGACCCTGAATTGCGTCCTCGTGTAGATAAGGCGTTAAGTGAGGCTGAAAGGCTTTATGAACTAGGTGGGCCAGAATATTACACTGGTCAAAACTATATCTCTCCTAGTGCACAAACCACTTCAGCATTGGAGTTAGCAACAACTAGAGCAAAGGCAGGAAGTCCATTATTGCGTGGTGCTCAAGGCTCTATTCAAAATCTAATGGGTACTCAAAGCCCTTATGAATCTCAATATGCTGGATTAGCAAGTGGTGGCTATGTTGACCCTAATAAGTCATTTTATGAATCATTGAAAGCAGGTGAAATCCAGAATGAGGCTTTAGCTGGTACTAGAGCAACATCAACAGGCAAGTATTTAGGTGGTAGTCCATACCTTGAAAGCGCATTGGCTCAAGCTAATCGACTGTCTACTGAATCCTTACAAGAGGGTATTCGTGGGTTACAAAGTAAAACATCAATGGCTGGTCGTTATGGCTCTGGTGCAGAGCAACAATTAGCTACTAAGATGGGTGATGCTGCTGCTCGTGCTTTAGCGGAACAGAATCAACAAGCATACTTGCAAAATTACCAACAAGAACGCGCATTACAAGAGCAAGCATTGCAGTCATTAGGTGGGTTATCTCAGCAAGAACTAGTGAACAGAGTAACTGGTGCTACAGGTCTTGGTACGGCTGCACAGCAAGCGTTTGCTAATCAAATGTCTGCATTGTCTGGTGCTCAGGGAGTACGTCAATCTGATATAGCTACACAGTTACAAGCTGCTGGAATGGCTCCTGGTTTAGCTGCTGCTGACTATGCTGATATAGATCGCTTATTGGCTGCTGGACAGGTAAGTGAAGGATACACGGCAGATATGCAAAGAGCAGCTAAAGAAGAATGGGATTATAAAGCTATGCTGCCTTATCAAACGCTACAAAACTACGGTGCGTTTATTACTGGATTACCTCGTGGTGGTATTACTAAAGAATACAAAGCTCCTAAAGGTGAAGCAGGTTCTACTACTACTGCTAGGTCAGGCAATTCATCTAACAATCCTCGTGGATATGATGTTTACGGTGAATATGGTTATTATGGTTGAAATTAAGCATCAATTTGATGGGGTAAATTATGGCTGATCCAATTACTTTAGCTGCTGTAGGTTCTGCAATGGCTACTCCTGCTGCTGCTGGTCTCGCTACTGGCACTATGGCTGGCACGATGCTTGGTGGTGCTACTCTTGGTGCTGGATTGGCTCCGACTCTTGGTTCAACTGCTGCGTTAGGTGCTGCTGGTACTGCTGCTTTAGCTAATCCGTTAATTACAGCGGGTGTTAATGGTGCTTTGACTGGTAACACTCTGCTTGATCCCAATATAGCTGCATTTCAAGGCAATCAGATTGGAGCTATGAATCCTCCATATATTGAACCTGCATATGTTGTTCCTGAAACAGTTACATCATTAACTGGAAATGTTGGTGGAATGACTGATATGTCAGGTGCATTTCAATCAATTCCTATGCCAGCAGTTAGTAACGCATCAAGCTATACAAGCGCACTTGATCCATCGCTTTTCCAGCAATATAGTGCTGCTGACTTTGGCCCACCTGCTCCTACATTTACTCAATCTGCAATGAATACATTAGGTAATGTTAGAGGGTTAATGAGTGAAAACCCTGCGCTTACCAATTTAACGATGAATACAGCGCGAGAAATGATGCGACCTGAACCTCCTCCGCAAGTATTGCAAGCACCACCTATTCAAAGTGGTCAATTTGCTCCTGTTAATTTTGCGAGTTTATTGAATAAAAGACAGCCAATGCAGCGTAGAACTTCGTTGTTAGGATAACTATGGCAAC